GCAATTTGCCTAATCTCCATTTGAGCGTCAGGTTTATTTCTTAAATTTAGAAAATGATAGAACGACCTCCAGTTAAACATAACGTCCATTGTAATTTGGGAGTTCATTGTTTTAAACAAACGAGCTGATTCTTTAGCTCTCTTTCTCCCAACAATAGGTATAAGTATATCAAGATAAGTATGATAGAATTCATTAGCTTGTTCAGTAAATTCTATCAAATCTTGTTGAAATGTGTCTGGCCAATCTTCAGGTACATAAAACTTATCATCTTTCAGCTCTTTGTACCGTGCTGATTCTCCATTGATGCTTACACCAATCCTGTGCTTCAATAAATGAATATGTGAGGCTTGGTCACAAGTAACAAGAAAGTGCAGTGAGGATTTCTCAAATGGTGTATGGTGGCCATTCTCAGCTAACATTTTAAGTAGTTTGTCCACACGGTTTAATTTGTCCTCAGTAAGCTCTCTGCTGGTAGATGTCCATGCAGATTGTGCATGGGTTAGGTCACTACCATAATATCCGATTAGTTCTACTTTGTTATTATACATAATTTATTTTAATCTTAAATACTCAACTTACACAGAATCTTATCACTATTTTCTGCTAGTAAAGATACATTGGAATCTACGGTCAAATTACTGCGTTCAGGATTTGCTTTCCAAAATTCATGGCGAATTACTTGAACTATGTCATAGGCAACTCTACAAGATTCATCGACCTTTGGCATACCAATTCCCCAACCTCCATTTGGAGGCAAATTTTCTTGAATAAGCATATTGCGAGCCTCTGCCAATTTTATATCAACCTCTTCACGAATTTTATGAAACTGAGTAAAATCAGTTTTACCATCTTCATCCTTTAGTTTGTTCCAAAGATGTTTTTCGAATGTCGGATGGTCTTTGATACGTTCAAACTGGCCAATACCAATGCGAGTGTACAAATCTAATGCTTGTTGTACGAGTCGCAGTTGTTCTTCTGTTAAATGTAATGTAGTCATTATTAACTGTTTTGATATCTTGGAATAATATTAGGAGTTTGATACTTTCTATTTAGGAAAGTTAATGATAACATCTCTGCAACCTCATCATAATTCCCTTTAGCCATTTCTGGTTTGTATGGATAGTATGCATCCTGAATAGTTTTTACTGCATAATCATGATTGTGACCTCGATCAAGTAAAGCTTCAAGACATTCAACAGTCAACTCTATAAATTCATGTACTGTAATTTCTATATTATATACTTTATTAAAATAATCTTCTGCTGACTTATGCCCTAAACTTACGAAATATTGTTCGGCAAAATCAATCATCTGTTTTTTCTCCTTCTCAAGCATTGATTGTATCTTTTCTTCAATCAATCTGGGTGTATTTAAATCCATTGGTAAGGTTGTTCTAATCCAATCTAATAATTCTCGCAATGTTGTCTTCATTTCTCTTTATTTTATTCTTTATCTATTACAATTTCATAATGATCTTTGTGGTTTACAAAGCCAGTTACTGTACCTTCAAATCCAAACTCTGACATATCCATACCCACACGAATAAATGGTCCTCCACTTGGATCAATAAAATTGATGATTTCTTTGTCATCTATTTCATCAAATCCAAATCTGGTATATCGAAAGTTACCTTTCCAATCAATATTACCATCATCATTGTGATCAAAATGATACGTCAATCCGTATCTATTCTTATATTCCATACTATAAGTATTTAGGTTTAAGTATTTGTTGATAATAATCTGTTTCTACATAATCACTATCTTGTTTAACCATATAAGTTACTGGAAATCTTTCTCTGCATTGTTTAATACGTTCAGCTTTAGTTAGAATTTTAGCAGTTCGTAGTTCATAATACAACCAAGCTGTCCAATAAGAATCTTGATGTTCAATAGGCGCGTGAAATCTTACAGCTATTTGCAATCCAAAGAACACAAAAGACCATACGGGATTATACTCATGTCTAAAGTCATTATCATCCCACTTAAGTTTCCATCCTAAAGGTGTAAAATCAAAGCCTATTAATTTAGGTACTGACTTTTTCATATTCTTTTGAGTATTATATAATCTTTCATAGAGTTCTTTCTTTTGATTCTCATCTGCATTATTACGAAGTTCTACTAACAATTGAGTTTTTACATGAGCTTCTTTCTTAGAAATTCTTACAAACTTTCTAGGGAAAAAGTAAGGAGTTCCAATAGCTACTCTACCAAAGTAAAACTCTAATTTGAATTTCTTAAATGGAGAGAACAATATTTTTAAAAAAGATAATTTTTTCATAGTTTTAAATTAAAAGTGCACCCCAAATTAATGAGGTGCACTCGTTATTAATTAGTTGCTGTAAGTTGTTCCATAATCTTAAAAGCTTTTTCCCTCATTATATCATCATTCTCTTTCTTTCGATAAGCTTCCAGTAAAGATAACATACGAGTAGGTTCCATTACTTGCCAACCATACCATACTTTATCTTCACTTCTTCTCATATGGAAATAACTTGATCTAAACTCACCAATGCTTCTAATTACTATTGGCTTTTTCATAATTTACTGTTTTAATTAATAAATCAGGTTCATCATTCCATTGCTTAATGGAGTGTTCAAAATCTTTACATAATTGCTCGGTAAGCCTGTCAATTTTGTTAAGAAACTCCTTATGCTTTACTACTATTCTTTCTGTTGGACTTTTCAAAGTCACTTTTTTTCCTTGCGTGTACATTATCCTTCTTAAAATTTGGAGCAAAAATGATTCTTTCATGATTAGGAGGTATTATAATTTCAATAGATTTGTCGATAGTAATCCTTACACCTTCATCACAAAGGACATAAGGTACTGTCTTAATTTCACCCATCACAGTTTTGAATCTTAAATATCGCATGTTGCAATTTAAAATATATACCTAATGGTGTTCCAAGGTATACATTGGTTATGAAGTGCAGTCCATTGAGATATAAGCTTTGCTTTGTTCTTATATCTTACATTGGTGCCACCATACTGAGACACTTTTTTCTCTTGGTATTGTGGATTCCAAAGTAAATCTTCTCCTGGTATATTGTTCTGAACGTTGTAGTTGTGAAGCTTTTCATTGTGGGTAAGAAATATAACCTCAGCTTTAACTGAAGGTTTATACTCAGGATGAACATATTTGTCCACTAAGTTAAAAAGCTTTTCATATTCTACCAAACCATTCTTAGAAACAATTACAGGAGAGAAGTTCAAATGCACATCATAACCAGATTCAATGTGATAATTTACACCTTCAAGTCGTCTTTCAATGCTGTCCGTATAGGGCTCGTAAATTTTTCTTAAATTTTCTGGCATTATGCTAAACCTTATCCTAACTTTCTTGTTAAAGTAATAACTTTTAGTTAGGGGAACGTAATACCGTTTTGTGGCGAAGGTTGCTTTTGCTGTTTTATGGTCTAAAAAGAACCTAAAAACCTTTTGCCAATCAAAATGTTTAGCATGTAGTGACAAATCACTATTCATTCCTATCTCATATACCCAATAGGTGTCATCAACCTGATTGGGTTTTTTAATAGGTAGGGATAAGGCATGGTCATTAATCTTGTCAAGTATAGTATCAATGTTTGTTGCTACATCAACACCTTCTGGTTTGTGTCTTCTCATTGTACAATAAGAACACCTATACCCACAACCCCATATAATGGAGGGTGTGACAAAATCAGATGACCTGCCATTATCCCGAATAGAGAGAGCTTTTCTTTTGCTATAAGTAATCACCACGAAGCATGATAAACATAAATAATCGGGCAGTCATTATTTTCATCAGCATGACTCTCTAATATACCATCAATTGTCTTTATAGTATATTGTAGCTCATTGTAATAATACTCATCTATCTCTGTACTACCAAAGAAAAATCCTGAAACAGGAGGTAACAATAATAAAGCTTCTTCTTCAGCTTTCTTAAGTTTATCATTGTTATAAAAATGCAGAATGTGTTCACAAAGATTTCTCAAATTTCTTAGTTCAGACAAAGTAACAGCATAGTCATTACAATCATCTTTACCACCTTGAACATTTTGTACAAACCAATTGTGGATATGATTGGCTTTACGCCAATAACCTACTTCTTCTGATTCAAGATCAGTAACTTTAATATTAAGTTCAGGCTTATCATCAACATAATCAGTTTTAAATTCACACTTTCTAACATAACCTCTGTGCAAATACATATCAAGTCCCATAATAATTTTATTTAATAATGAAAAATAAAAAACCCCATGAAGAATTAACTCCACGGGGTCACAACAACAAACAAAAAATATTTACATAATAGCAGGTTTACTAACAGACTTCATATTAGCTTTGCTGTAAGTAATAGGTTTTAATAACTTATTTGTATTCTTATCCCTAATAATAAAATGGGTATCTGTAGTTGCAACAACAGGACTATATCTATCCTTGTCAATTTTCATTAAACTTTCTGTTACAACTGTAGGATCACTATCAATAGGAATAAACTTAGAATAGTTACTACGACATAACTCATTCCAAGCTTTTTCATAATCACAATCAAGTTTATAAATAACTGTAAGGAAAATTATATTCTTAACATACACATAATTAAGCATTGTTGGATGTTCAAGATATAAATCTACAGCTTTTATAAGGCTCGCATTGCTAACAGTATGTCTATTATGATAATTAAACTTATAAGGCATTATAATACCTTGTTCAATCATAATAAATTCATTAAACATTTCTTCCTTATGTCCATAGTCTATATTAGCATAATGTCCAATAATAACCCATAGCAAGTCAAGGATTTCCTTGACCTGCTCATGACGTTCAGAAGCTTCTAAATATTCTGATAATTCTTCTTTTATCAGAGATTCATACAAATCTTTTTCAAACTTATAATTAAGTCCTCCAATAGTTTCAAGCCATTTAATGACACTTCTTTCTTCAGCTTCTCTACTGTTGCTCATTGAATTCTAATTTTTGTTGGTTTACAGAAATAAATGTATTATCCTCATAATTAAACACTTCGTAGTTTAAGTCAATCTTACTATCCAATTCTGCTTGTTCTGGAATAGCTACATTAAGCTTCAATTCCAATTCAGTTTTTGCAGAAGGGCTTTTATCTAAGATTTCTCTGACTTTCTTCTTGGCTTGCCAGTTAAGTTTAGTTCGATTAGGAGTAAAGAATCTTTTCTTTTGAGTGTCATTATACATCATAGAATACTTACTTTGCAAAAAGTAATTATATGCATTCTCAAAATTCTTAGGTATCCTTACTACAAACATATGCAACCAGCTGTCAATAGCATCAGCAAAGATATAATCCTTAATAAAATATTGATTCTCTTTAATAATGTCTAAAGACTCATTAAAAGAATCAATTCTAGAGGACTTTACATTCTTCAATAAAAGAATAGAAGGTTCTTCTAGATAAGGATAATACTTTCCATCTGCCAAGCCAACAGCAACGCTGTAAAATTTATTTACCTCAGCAATCCAAGAAGGATCCATACTCCCCAATAAGGGGAGCAGGAACTTTCTTGTTCTGTTATTGATTATGAGCTTTTCTCTAGCATCAATAATCTTTTCTTGTAAGTTATCTTCTGTTAGTAGTTCCATGCATTGTTATTTAAAATGTTATTTTCAAAACCATACTCAGTTTCAAAGTTGTTCATTTTATACCAATGGTATCTTTGTAACATCTGTCTAAAACCTGGTATATCTACTTCATCAATGTCCAAATCATTAACATAATGTGGATCTGCAATATGATATTCATGTGGAGTTGTGTGCCATGCACCAAACTCAGCAATATCCAAATCTTCTTGACTATACTTCCATACAAAAGAAGGTTCATCAGTATTTAGATTGGCAACTACATTTACTACAGCTATTTTATACAGTTCTTTGACAGGCATATTCCCTATTTGAAGATAGTTAGCATAATTCTCTTCAAGTAATAACTGATAAAATGAAGCTTGCACATCATATCTAAATTTACGAATAGAATACCTGTATTTCATAGATAATCCAGAGAATGTCTTATAATCAATAATGATGGCATCATGGTTATTCTCAATTTGTAAACTCTCACAAATCTCATCCCATTTACCTTCATTCTCATTTCTAAATATAACTTGATCAAGCAGACCTTTGATAGGTATTTTTGTGTCTTTGTCAAGAGTATATGTAGCTTCAAGAGACAACTGATTATGTACATTTAATTCTGGTATCATAGTAACAAAAGGTATTGACTTTATAACTTTTTGAGATGCATTCATAACTTTTTCATATTCTTCTATAGTTACAGTTTCTTTACCTTCAGATTCTACAAGAGCATTCCAATACTCTCTTACATTAGATTCAAGCCATGCTTTGTACGTCAATCTCTTTTCACCTTTACCAACATGCCATCCTTCTTCATCCATGTATTGCAAAAACTTAGGATCATTATAATGAAATATATTATCCTTACGAAGTGCAAATGCTTTGTTGATTATGGACATCAATGTTGGAGATGGTTTACTGTCAAGTTCAGACACATAAAACTTCTTACGAAAGTTTAATGGATCAGTCATTATAGTATCAAACATATTTCCTAACAGAAAATGTTCTTTCTCCTGATAAAACAATTCAGGTTCTTTCTCTCTTAAAGCAGAAAGCCCTTTGTAGTAAAGGGCTTTAATTAAACTTTGATTAGCTGCATCAATCTCTTGATAATTCATGATAATTAGCTTTTGAAACAAGATCCATCCATTCTTCTAATGGCATTGATACAAACCATCCTATTTCTTGTTGCTTCTTATTAGGCTTGTAAGTAAGCCTTGTAACAACACAACGATACTTACCTTTGTCTTTAGGCATATCTCTAATAGGAGTTACATCAATAGTCCATGTATTCTTGGATTGAATCTGTCTGTTTTTAATTTGAATAAATAAATGTCTTAACCAAACAAGCTTATCAGATAACCACACATCTATCTTCATAGCATCCAACTGCTGTGAAAATTGTCTTGTAGAACCTATTTCGGCTTCTGCGTGATTCTTGTTGTTAAAAGGCACAAGACCGAGCCTTTCCGCAAATTTGCGAATAAAAGTACGCTCGGTCCTGTGTCCAACTGATCTGTTATTCATAATTACATTGTGTCATCATAGACCCATTCTTCATTAACATCAGCATCCTCATCATAATCATACTCATCAGTATAATAATTGTCTTCTTCATTCTGAATGGTAGTATAGTTTACTTGCTGCTTGAATAAATAAGTCACTCGTTTATCAATTAATTCTCGCATATTATCTACAAAGTTAAGATAAACATTCTTATCTCCAGCAATGGCACTAATTCCATCTGCATGATCAGGGTCATGAGGATAATCAATAGCAGAATACAATTCATCAATTGAATACTTACTATAGTCAAACTCAATCACTTCTGTGTCAATAGGCCTAATATTGTTATCCTCATCATACTCAACAATAGCAAATGGCATATACTCACATACGCGCATCTTCCATTGATTATATGCTGGAACAGCAACAACATTCATTGGATTAACCAATACTGCTATTGGCTTATTACCAAAGTCTCCACTTCTAAGAAATGATGCACCACCTACATGCAAACCATGAGAACAATCAGAATCTGGGTCAGGATCACACTTTTCCCTGTCCATAACAACAGGCTTATTTAGTTCAATCCTAAACTTACCTGTGTAGTTGTCAGTAAATACAGATTCAAACCTGTCAATGTTGTCATACAATCCTTGCAAGTTACCATATACAATATCCTCATTGGATGGAGTAACTGTTGTACATTGCAAATTACCACTACTATCTCTAAGGATAATGTAATCTTTTGGAGAACTATTCCATTTCTTGATTCGAGTATACTGCTGAGACACAAACTCTGTCAATTCAAGATCACCTGCTTGTTTTACATTGACATTCCTGTAACACACAAGCATACCATCTTTGGTAATTTGAATACCAGCCCTGTCAAGAAAGTTAAACAGTTGCTTCCTGCTATGAACATTAGGATTCAATGCACACCAACCCCAAAAGTTTGTATAAGGAGTAATATCTTTCACAAACTGAAGCAAAGACTGACGCTCATCATAAGCTTTTACAATCTTATCAACAATCAAATCAGGTAATGCATAAGGAATGTTCTTGTAAAACAAGTAACCATTCTCTAAGCTAAACTCATCAAACTGAGCAATAGACTCAAGAATCTTGTTCTTTACAGATTCAAAATACCTCTCAGGAGAAAGATGTTTGATAACTAAATCTTCATTTTCATTGTGAAGATCTACAATAAAAGCACTTTGGTCTTCAGGTGTACCTTCATAGATTTTGTCACCTACAAATACAGTGTACTGGTCACCTAATTTAATGAAATTAAACATACTTTAGATTTTAAAGGTTATAGAACGATTTATTTAACTTAATTTTCTTTAACTTAAAATACTCTACTAGAAATCCACAGTTTGTGCTATTAGGATCTGAAAAATTAGTCTGGCCAACAGGTAAAAAGTCAAACACTAAATTCTTAAATTTATTAAGATCATCAAGTGCTGCTTTATCCCACCAGTTGTTCTTTTCAGCAATATCAATAAGATCCTTGTGTTTGTCTAATAAATGAGAAAAATGATACTCTCTCCCATTGTATATAAATCTGCTGTCAATATCACAAATACGATGATTCATATTATCCCTTACATAGTCTTGTAGCTTATCAAGCAATTTTCTTGTTTCATCACTATAAAAAGGAATTCTAACTTCAAACAATTTATTGTTAAAGTTAGGAATTTTTCTATAAATATTTCCAAACCAATTGCTTATAATAAGTGCTGTGCACAATTTACTCAAATGTCTGGAGTAATTACTTATAAAATCATCGTACTTAATCAGAAATTGAGAAGTTTCAAGTTGTTTGTAAACTTTCTTATTTACAAGAGCTACAGCAAAATGAGAATTCTCAACATGACTATTGGTAATACGCGTTGTAAAAAGATAATGTAGGTTTCTAAGAACATTTATATCATGATGAATAATAATGCCTTTAGGAGAATGCTTTCTGACTTCTCTAAAATTATAAACATCATCAAGCTTCATTGATATATCAAATACCTGAAGATAAGGGTATGTTTGACCCTTACGACCTACTTTAATTTTTACATTAGGAGAAGTCTTTCTCTTTTGAATTGACTTTTTCCTCTCACTATTAAGCTGCTTTCTAAACTCTTCTGGAACTATGATGTCATCATAAAACACAATCTCATTAAACAAATCACGTTCAAACTCAAGATACTCATTGATAATACCTCTCCATTGAGAACGAGGATATTCATTTAGTTGCAAAGGAAGATAAAAATGCTTCCACAGACTACGCTTTCTCTTGATATTAAAAATCCTAATGCTTTTATTGAATGTTCTTGTCAAATACTTATTTGTCACAGTAGACCATTTTGTATTTGGATAAGTACATATCAAGTTTAAGTCATTATTGTGAAGCATGTCCCTTAAATTCCAACCTTTGGTACTTTTAGAAATAACATACTCTCTTGAACGTCTACCATTATTAGTATGATCTAATGTGTAATAAGATTGAAGTTTAGCATCTAAAGGCCCTATTACAGAATCCTGATAAAAGTGTGCACTTTTGATGTACTTGAACTTAGAATAACTCTTCTTTGGTACAGATAACTCAGAAAAGGTTTTATCAAATAGCTTTACACCTTTTCTTTGATACTGAAACAAATGAATCATATATTCCTTAGCATCAGAGATACTTTCATTATACAATTCTATTGCATATTCTGTAATCTCCTTCTTAGCTAGTTCAAACTTCTCTTTAATCTTTTCAATGGCTATATCATCATAAATGATACTTTCTCTGTAAGGAGTAACTTTTAAATCTCCAATGTCAAACTTAAGAGCTATTGGCCAACCATACCAACTTGACAGTTTATTAGAAGAAGGATAGTTTACACTACCAAGCAAGATTGTAGGTTTGTTTTCCTCTGTAAGAGAAGATACTTTGAAATGCTTACCCTCATACAGTTTAAAATCATTAGAGATTCTTGTTGATGGAGTAAATGTAACATTATCAAAGTAAGCCAATTGATCCTTCATGGCTTGAACAAACTTAGACTTGTCATAGACACTAAGTAATGGTACTGTAATCTTTGTACCATTAATCTCATCTGTGTAACCTTCAGAAATTGTTTCAAGTCGAATAGAATTATTGCCTTTACGCATAACAAGCCTGTGATGATAGTTATCTTTCACAGTATAAATCATAAAATGATCTCTGTATGCCAAAGCAGACTTTGCGCCCAGACCAAAACCACCATGTATTTCATTTGTATCTCTCTTAGTTGAACCAAGAAACTTACAAAACACATTGGTAATCCTTTCCTTATCCATGCCAGTACCAAAGTCTTGTACTTGAAAGACAGAGTCATCAACATGAATAACAATAGGCTCATCCATCTTACCAGCCTCAATGTGGGCATCAATGGCATTCGTAGAATACTCTCTCACAATACTACCAATAGGATCAGAATAGCCTTGAGAAAGAATATACATCAACAGCTCATTTGACTCACCATCTACCTTCATGTCAAAGCCACTCAGAGTAGATACTGAATCATTGTAATTAGTTTCAATTTTCATAAAGCCAGTTAATTTTTTCGTTATAAAGATTGATTAGTACATTATTTACCTTAATAAATACATCACTTCCAGTAAATCTATACTGACCACCTTTGTTTCTTGCCTCAGCAGCAGGATGATACACATTGATAATAGTATGCAGACTGTCATCTACATGCTTATTAAACTTTTGTGCGTCTCTACCCATAAAAACAAAAGGTTTTGGAGCAGTATTATAGGATATATACCATAAAACTTCTTGAGTAAACCAATCCCATAAATGCAAATGACATCTTGCATCAGCTCTTTTGATAACAGTCAATGCTGAATTAAGAAGCATTACACCTTGGTTGTGCCAATGCTCAAGTGTATAGTCAAATATCCTTGGATCATCTACATTGAAAGTAGGATACGTTCTTTCCAATTCATCACGAATGATTTGCAATGATGGAGTGTCCATAGTTCTGTCAGGTACACCAAAGGCAAGACCTGTTGCAAAGAGCATTCCTCTCTTGTAGTTTTGATAAGGAGACAAGCCAAGAAATACTGCTTTTACTTCATCTCTTGGAATAGAGAAGGCTTTGAATATATTCTGAGGTTCAGGGCAGATGTTGTGTTTGTTTGTCCCTACTACTCTTTCTATTTCACGCCATCTTGGATCATCCATTACCTTGTTAAACAAAAATGCCCAAGAATCATGTATGACCTTGGGCATTTTAGGGTTTCTTACAACCTGTGCATTCATTTTGTAATAATTTTAAAATTCTGATGAGTAATTAGTTCATTAAACTTATCCATTGAATACTTTTCACAAAATTCATAAGGATCTTTTATACCTTGAAGAGCAAATACCTCAGGAATATATCCAGTTCTGCCATTCTTTACAAGTTGGGCATAACGAGCTGCATTGTAAATACCTGTTTGATCATTATCCATAAAGAATAATACTTCATCAAACTTATTAAAGAAATTAATCAACTTACTATCAAGCAAAATACCTTCATTGTGGATATATCTACATTGATAACCAAGTTTAGTAAATACAAAATAGTCTTTAAGACTCTTTGTTACAACTAAAAACTTGTGATTATAAATAGGAGACTTACCACCAAGTGTAGAAGCATCAAAATTGCTGATAAATCTAATATTGTCATTGCCATATAATCTAATCTTTGCTTTACCATCTATGAATATAACATACGATGGTGCTTGAGCAAAATACTTTTTTAAGATATGAGATTCTTTATGACTGTTCATTCTAAATGAATGCACAGGCCATATATCCTCTTCATATAAATCATCTCGTGTAACATCTATAACAGACCATAAGTCTGCATCGGTTTTATTCCATATAGGACAGTCAAAACTTACTCGTGGAATCACTTGTAGAAAGAATTCAAAACTATTTGTAGATTTAATTTGTTCGTAAGAATTAGAAGAGAAGTTAGCAAATAAATAATTGTTCTTTATATACACTAAACTTTCTGCAAAAGATATATTATGCAGATACATTATAACAGAGCAAATATCCATTGTGTGAAACATATCTCTTGATCCAAAATCACAAAGTCTTAAAATTCCATTACTTTCATACAAATAACAACCAGGTGAATTGTCTGATCTCCAAGGATTTACAAAATGTCTACCTACACTTACGTCAAAATTAAGTAAGTCAGACCAAACTTTTTCTTGGTTGATTTGTGTTAAAAGAGTATCTTTGTTTATGTATTCATTTTGAATACAACCTAGGTAAGAGTTCTGCATAACATTTGTATATAGATTCGAGTTTTTAAAGAAAAGAGTCTTGGGAGCTACCCCAAGACTCTTACTTTTTTTACCAACCTATATCATCAGTAATACCTCCTGTTTGAGGAGAAGTATTTTGATCCTCCCCAGTATATTTCTGGAAAGTAGATGTGACATCCAATGTTTTGCTCAAAGGATAGTCAGGGTCAGTAATCTTCTTTTGTAGCTTACTTACAAAACCAGCTGGAACCTCATTATAGTTCTTGTAAGTAGACTCAGGACGAAGAATAACCTTCATTTGAGATGTGTCAGGATTTACACCAATAGTAATGACCATGCCCTTGCTGAATTTATTCAGCATTTCATTCAGCTTAGTAACATTACCTTCTACAACATGGGTAAAGCCAAATCCATTCTGCTCTGCCCACGGAACAATGTAAATATTTTGTTCCTTTGCTTTGACAGAATCAAAACCAAGAGCTTTCTCAAGAAAGTCATAGTATTCACCCTCACCAATGCGAGCTTCACGAGGAGTTGGATCCATGTTGAGAATAAAATCAGGTACCTTACCTGTGTCCCTCTTAGGATAAGAAGTTACACCTTGCTTAGTAATATACTGAGCATTCCCACTTTGGGAATATCTAACAGCATTACCAAGATACAATGTAGCAGGAAAGATTTGATTTACTTCCTCTCTGTTTGGCTGAAAGAACACAGTAAGGCTTTGCAGCTCTACTGTTGTAGTTGTGCCGTCAGGAAGTGTTACCTCGTTAGTCAGAGGTGTTTCCAATGGATTACCAAATGCTTTTGCAAAGTTTTCTGAAGCATTCAACTGTTTAAGTTGATCTTCATTGAGATTTACTCCCAATACTTGTGCAACAACAGGGCCTGTGTAGGGTGCTCTACTCTCTTGATTTACACCTAAGAAATCACTCATACGTTAAAATTTGTAATGAAGAAAAGAAGTTAAAGATAGGGGGTTTGCCATAAATAACAAACCCCCATTGAAAATTAATTAGAACGGAGTGTCATAGCCATTATCTTGCTCAATAGTTGCCATTTGAGCATCAGCACGTTGCTCCTCAATTACTTCAGGAGCTTCTTCACTTGGACTGTACTCAAGAACATAATACTTACGTCCTTCGTGTTCACCTACCAAATTGAAACTAAAATCTTCATTTTGCACAAGTGTAATATCACCTGTGTCTTCACCCTCATTCATGATGGCTTCAGTCTGAAGATTAAAGTGCTTGCAAAGCGCATTGTATGCTGGCTTACAGTTTACCTTTTGGGAAACTTTACCAAGCTTGAAAGATGTACCAACGTGGTTATCCTCATTAGCCAAGAGGAAGCCCATTTGACCATCCATAGACCAGAAAGACACGAAAGGACGTGCATCCTGCTCAAGATCAACACCAAGCTCCTTGAGAGCAAGTTTGCTAAACCAAAGGCTACGAGCCTGCTTAAAACCTGTAGTTTGGAGTTGAACTACTGGCCAATTAGGCTCAGAACTTTTTGAACGTGAAGAACCTGTGGACTGACCAACGTAAGAAATCTTTGAAAAATCCAACATAACATTTAAGATTTAAGAATTAAGAAAAAGGTTAATAATTATTAATAGATTCGATTATAACTCTAAAGTCATTGCTGATATACTCAGTTGGAAACATACCTTCTGAAGAACGACAACTGTCAGTAGGTTGAGCAGCTGTTCTAAACAAATACTTACGTGTGTCATTATCATCCATAATAACTTCGGAATACAACACCTCTGTCATCTTTGCTTCTATATCAAGCTTGTTAGTCAAACTACCCAGAGTTTTAAATTTCTGTCTAATCTGACCATCCTTTGTTTTGAAGTCCTCAATATGGCCAATAAGAAATGCTATTGGTTCTGCATCAAATACATCCTTACTCTTCAATACCTTCACATGATTCATAATATCATCATATGATTTAGGCAATACATGAAACTTAGTAGGTGTATTGATAGAGCCATAAACAGCTTTACCACCTTGCCAAGTAGGATTCTTTTTGTCACAATTATACCATACATTAGAACCTTCAGGTAAAGTTTTTATGCCATAGGATTTACCTGAACCAGGATAACCTACAACAAGCACACAAACAAAACCCTCATTACGAAGGAAATCTACAAGATGGGCAACATCTAATGCCCAATCTTTCCATTTTACACGATCAATCATTTTACGTCTACCAGCCTCTGCATATTCTTGCTCCATGAGACCAGTAAGTGTGTCAATGACAACAGATTTAATTTTCATAAACAATCATTTTAATTCTACCATCAATTCTTTTTCAGGTAGCATTTGAAAAGAAATAATATCATCAGCCCTACCCTCACGAGTTTTAAGCAAGTGCATAGAACGCATTGTATCAAATACTTCAAATCCATTGTGCTTTTTGATGCCATATCTCTTTGGATAGAACATGCCCCACACAATGGTTGCATCATCTACAATAGGCTTTACCTCTGCAAAACTTGTAAGGTCTGGTTCAAGCTTCTCTACAATATTCTGACCCTTGAGATTGAATTGCTTCTTCTCGCTTTCTGCTGAGAACTGAGAAAGATTAATAACAGTAAAGTTGTACACATTATTAAGCATACCACGACAATATGTCTTGGAATAATCAATAATAGTTTCCCACTTGCTTTTACCTTTCTCAGGAGCATAGAACAGTATATGGTCTGTTGCCACATATACCTTTAGATTAGGATCATGTGGTTCAAACCTACTGTATGCTTCAGTTTTAGGATCAACCTCCCTGCTTGAAACAATTCTATCATTATCCCTTTGATCATAATAGAATTTACCCTTGCCATATGCCCATTCACGAACATACTTGTAAAATCCAAATGGCTGTCTAATTGCTACAATATCAAGATAAGGATGCACCTCATCATAGAATGATTGATAGCATTTTTCAATAGCCTTAGATTCTTCTAAAGTATGGATTCTTCCTTTATAACCCATCAGGTCATAAAATGTCATATTAATGTTGTAATCAGTAATAAGCTTTTGAAGAACCCATGCAGCTCTGATTCTTTCAGGTGTTTCTTCTAATGCATTTAAGAACACTTTTGCTTGATAGTTATATTTCTTAGCATCAGAAATAATAACTTTAATAAATGTTCTTAGCATTCTTGATTTACCTGTACCAGTTCTGCCAGCAAGAATAATATAATCGTTAGGAATAATTGCAGGAACGTATTGAGAGAGCTTAGGAAAGTAAGTATCAAGAATAAGACTATTCCTCAGTCCAATCTTGAGCCTGTCCTGGTTTGATTGTATCTTCTCTAATTCCTTCATCTATTACCATTTCTATGAATTCACACAATTTACTCTTTCCATTGTAGATGAAGTTATCACAATCAAGTATAAATCTATCTTGGTCAATACAAGATTGAATATACCTGCGAGACGCTTCTTCTAGTAATTCATTCGTCACATGCCTAAATAACTCAGCATAATCTTGTTTGACATATTCCAAATTTCTTTGACAGGTTTTAACATCACCCATTTTACCTGCAATACTTAACCCAAAGTTTTCTTCAAGATAAGTGTGTTTGAAATACTTACGGATAGATTGTACATCAAGGTTATTATTGACAGCATCAGTTGCAAATAATGGCATCATTGGTGACAATCTAATTTCACCTTCATAATCAGCCACAATTACATTATTATCAATAAGCTGACGTACTATCCTGTTTACATCTTGTTTTAAGTCATTACACATAACGACTCTTCCATCTTCTACTTCTAAGTAATCATAGATTCTCAAATTTTGGTTGATTGTGAATAAAATAATCTTTGCCAAATCCATGTCATTTGGTGGCAAGCCTTGCAATAACTCATAATTAAACGCATTCATAAAAATCTTTTAGATGATACAAATTTAATTTCATCTCCCATGTATACTGTTCGTTTTAGGTCACCATCCAGACTATATACATTCTGCATGTTATCAAACCATTTCTCCTCGTATGTTCCATTTGTTCTGAACACAATGATATTGGCTATCTTGTCTTCATAATCAAGTCTTACAGCACGTCCTCTCATCTGCTCAAAATGATGAAAATTCTGGTAAGGTGTTGCAATTACCACATTTGTACATTTCTTGAGCGTAATACCACGTTTTAGTTTAATAGCAGATGCAATGTTTGTAATCTCATCATCATTAAACTGGTCAATTAAATACTGAGTGTTGTCTTTCTCTGCCACGTTGAGATTTATCAACCTCAATGGTTCAAGCTTTTGATTAAACACAATAGTCTTGTTAACAGAAGATGCTACAATGCCTTTGATTGCTTCAAATTTGGATGGCATAGTAGATATAAAAGCAGACAGTTCTCTTGCCTGAGAAAGCCTTACAAAGGGACTCTTGGTGAAATCTCTTGACAAGTTAAACTTTCTATTCCAATAATCAAACTCTGTGGTGTAAAAATCTTTTGACTTAAAGGGTTTCATGTTCTTTTTATTGTTGTCCAAAGAATGGTCTATCACAAAGACATTAGATGGAGCAACAATACCAAATCTTACAGCATCCTCATAAGACAACTCATACACAACAGGCATGTACATATCAAGCAGCTCACCCTTGTTGATAAGCTCTGTAATAATACCCTCATCACGTTTTTTCTTGCCCTGATTTATTTTGTTGAGCATTGTGTGAGGAAGTTCATTTCTGTACACAGACAATGCTTCAGGGACAGTAGCATCCAGACCAATCTTTGGCCCATCAAAGAACAAAGGATCATGATACTTTGCTGTGAGCATTTCTGATATCTCATCGCATATAATCATATCAAACTGTTCCTTCTTGGTAGGATTACCTTGATAGCATCTGAATTGTACGTCAAAGAGTTTTTCCAAATCATGTCCTGTTACTTGCTTAAACTTGGGAAACTCTTCTTCACGAAAGGTATTTTCTCTTACTTGTGTTTCTGCAAAGAAACCAATCTTATTACCTTTCTTAATAACTCCATCTTTATAAGCTTTGATAATGGCTTTACAACCAATAAAAGACTTACCAGACCCAGTAGTTGCAGCGACAGTACCTTTGTAGTTATTATTTGCCCAAGTATTTACTGCCTCATCTTGGACAATGTCCATTGCTTTAATTTTCTTATCTATCCATGTCATTATTTTGTATTGGTTAAGTGAAAAAAACAGCAATTGGATATACCAACTGCTGTTCAATCTTTTCACTCACGGTTAAAAAAATAAATGAAAATAAAAATAAAATGAAACGCTAATTTGATTCCTCAATCATGATGTATAGTAATAACAAAATTACTATTGCACCTGCTGTCATATTAAATATCATTTTTATAAGGTTTGTTTCTGTGCAGAGAAGGTAAATAGACAAGTTTAGGTATAAGTTTCTTTAGATTCTCATACTCTTCTTCTAACTGTTGTTTCTTGCGTTCAGTTAGTTCTTGTGACATTTTCTTTTCAATGTAACGAAGCTTTCTAAATACCTTTCCGTACGTCATGTTAAAATAATTTTAGTTGATTACCTGTAGAAATAGTTGCGTTGTTTTCAATATTAAATATCTCATTGCGACACTTGGATATGTAGAATGTATAATCTATATGATAATCATCCATTGGTTTGTCTTCATACTTATTTAGTAATTGTACAGCCCAATTAGCTACATCTTGCAAAGATGATTTCTTATTATCATTAGATATTTTATATATCCTCTTACCTCTCCTTGATATGTAATATCTATTTAATCTTTGAATCTGGTCATTACCCCAATATACATCAAATTTCTTTGAAGGTTTTTCTGACAGACAAAAATCATAGATATTATCATGGTTGTGTATAAATTCATAAGGATCTTTATTGTTGACAAAATACTCATAAATAGCCTTTTTAATGACTAAATAATTATGACTGTCTTCAATATTAGGTTTTGTTACAAACCAACCCTTTTGTTTTACACCACCATAATCAGTTACAGCAATGAAATTATTTACGTCACGAACAATGAATTTACTAAAATAAGTATATTCAAACTCTAATCTGAATTTATTTTCAATAGAAGTGACAATATCTTTCAACACTTGCTCCTTTTCAACAGGAACTTTACACGTAATGCCATCTGTGTTTTGATAATATACAGAAATGCCATTGTTAATAAGTTTTTCAGTAAGTTCAGTCAAAATAAACTGGCCATTGATTGTTACCTGTAAGGTACAAAAAGGATCGTACAACCAAGAATATTTATTGTTAAAATTACCGTAAGTACCATTAATAGACAACTTTAGTACTGATTGCAAAAGATCATGAAACTGACTTTCTTTCTTTAGTTTCTTAGACCTGAGTCTTGTTTTAATAATGTTAGAAAATACCTTGCTAAACACCTCATTATCCAAATGTTTTGGGATAAAGTTATTTTCTACAACAAGAGTAGGATAGTAAGAACTTACGTCAATGTCAATAATCTTGTGCTTGTCATCTGCTTCAAGTACACCTGTAAAACCCAAACCATGTATACCACCAGAACCATAATCAGAAATGAGCGTACTGCCATCAGGATTCTCAAAGTGAATGCTGTAAGAAAGACTTTTTGTGTCTTTGATAACAAGATCCTCTAAGAATATCAATGCACTGTATGGACTGTTAAAGACCATCTTACGCTCTTTACTGTTGGGTTTACTCTTTGTGGTAAATCCATATGTATGTTCTACAAAATCATAATTATCTAGCAATACATGTTTGAGTTTGATACTCTTTCTAAATGTTTGCTTGTTAAAATCATGATCTGGATGTGCTTGTTTGTAATAGTACTTGAGAATCTCAGAACCAATATTTACACCATCCAATGACCAAGGATTAATATGGAATTGTTTGGTTACAAACTTACGCAATTCCATTTCTCCTTGCTGTTCAAAGAATAGACATAACTTTTCAGTTACACCTATGTCATTGCGTTTGTTATATCTGATTACCTCATCAAACTTTTCATAACTCTCCAATGGCTTATTAGGTGGATAAGGCAGTTCTTGTATTTCATCATAGTTTAGAGCAATAGCAATAGTCTTTAAAGAAAGATTCTTGCTCATCCTGATAAGGTTGGACCAAAAGAAGAATAAATCTACATCAGTCCATTTGTGACCATACTTGTATCTTTTGTACCCCTCAAGATCATACACAACTGACTTAGAAACATTATATAATTGATTGGCAACTTCATCAGCAGACATAGAAGATAGTTTTCTATGATTTGCTACTATATAATTTACCAAATAATTGTCATAATGCTTGCCATTAAAGCTAATCAGTTTACCTCTGAAGTTTTTATAGAACTTTGCAATGGCGTTTAAATCATTACGTCTCTTGCTTATTTCATAAACATAAACTTCATCAGTCTTGTATGCTTTGATTGTGGTACACCAAAAATCAGGAAAACTCTCTGTGTCATGTATGTAGTGTGTACTTCTCATTCTCTGTCTTTTTGGTGAAGATACAAAAACCCCGATGCATAAGTTAATACGCATCGGGGCAAATCACAAAACACTATTGAAAAAAAATAAGAAAAACCTACTCAGTTTGGAACGCTCGTTCTACTGTCCATGCATTGTTCTCTAAACAAGAACCTAAAACAGTAAATGCTTGGCCATGTCTTGTTACAAATATCATTACCCTTTGACCTTTGTAAGGTTTAGGATATGTACTGTAAAGATTGCATTCAAATGTATCTTTTGACACATTTAGTCTGCGACCATCAGCCATTTTAAAAGTTACACTTCCAGAATTTGATTTACTCATAACAATTTAAATTTAATGATTTAAGAATTATGCACTACGGCTCAAAGACTTACAACCAAGTACTACACCTCGGTCGTCTCTGACAATTTCATTAGGAAAGTACAAGTCTGTACGTTGTGGTAAAGCTGCAACAAGCAACCTTGATACAATAAAGATTGCACCATTGATTGGGTTGGGCAAGTTTACAGGCTCTCCAAATTGGCTTTCACTTACAGGTATTTCTACTTCACCTGAATGATTAATAATCCCCACTCTACCAGTGGTAGCAGCAATACGCGCTATTTGCTCTTCTGGTTCGACAATTAGGATAACTCTGTTATCATCATCCATAATGTTGATGTTGTGGGGAGTCAGGTTAATAACATCAGTAACATTCATTGTTTACAATTTTAATTAGTCAAATAAATACAGTTTCTCTCTTTCAATGACGTTGATTAGCTTTTCAGCATACTGAGGATCTTCAGCATATCCATAATGCTCAAGTCCATATGCCCATGACATATAATCATCCGTCATGTACAAGTTTTGATATCGTTCTGCTTGCAAAACAATGCTGTGTGCTCTCCAA